TCGTCTGGATGCTCGATTTTGATAAGGCTAAAGCCAAATTCTTGCGGGTGGCAGACAACCGCGTCCAGCAATTGGCCCCGGCATACGATGACGATATTCTGATTGACCACCTGAAGGATCTCAAGCTGGATAACTTTGAGTACGATTTTCTGAAACTGGAAAAGTATGATAAATTCCTGATTGACGACCAGGCGGCAGACGATCCCATTTTTCAATCAATCGCACCTGGCTACGAAGAACTGGTAAACGGTCCGCCCCATGATATGAACTCAGAAAATGTCCAATCTCAAAATCAGTCGGAAGAAGTCGATTTGAATCGGATATATCCCACCGACAACGATTTCGAGGTGCCGTTATTGTTATCAACAAGGCAACCGACTGGGTTGGATACACCAATTAATCGATGGGGGACCATTGCCCGGAAAACGCGTATAGATGGCGGCTTTATCCATTTCTATACAGACGATTATAAATTCACTGGTATTCTCAATAATCCGTTAGCTGTTCTTAAAACCGGGTGCTCTTCGGTGGTTGAGCCAAATTTCAGCACATCCGATGATATGAGAAAAGCTATAGTACTTTATTATATTTATCTAAAGAGATATCTAGCCCGAACGTGGCAAGAACATGGACTAAATGTGTGGGTGGACTTAGCAATTGCGCCGCGACACCGCGATTTGGCTCTGATAGGGGTCCCCCGCGGATATCCGTGTTATGCAACATATACTTACACGAGAGATTATGATATTGAATGGTTATACCAAGATTATGATCAAGCATTAAAACATTCTGGTTTAAATGAATCCGACATTCTTTTTTGGGTTTACGGGGGAAACGATGATGTACAGAAAATTTGCAGAGAACGTGGTTGGCTTTGGTCGGCAGCTCATCAACAAGCATATCATCACAATCTGAGGTGACTACGATGGGACGAACTTCTGGAGAAACACCCAAACCAAAGAAGGGGCGCGGTAGCAAGGACGAAACAATGCAACCCAGAATTCGGCAAGCGCGTGCTAAGCCGTCTCCTGGAACGCGTGCGCCGTGAATTACTTTTTTGTGGCCATTTTCATCAATCTTCGCACCGCGTCTCCATACGAGGGATTCTTTATTCCTTCAGTCATTATTTCAGATTTCACTTTGTCTAGAATACATTTGGCTTCATCATCCATCCACATGTTTGGCATGGGCAATGTTTAGTTCGCCCCCATATATAAGCATGTCTCTTTAGGATATCTTAATATATCTTGAGAGCCACACTATATAGCATGGTACCTCAGCCTAAACGGGTAGTATTGACGTGTGCGCAATGTGGGGAGGAATTTGAAGTCTATTGGTCGCATCGCAATTCTGGTAGAAAATTTTGTTCTCCGGAATGTTATCATAAATCGCTCTATATAACTCGCATAGAAGATCAAAACGCGACAAAGGTTTGTTCTGGATGCGGTAAAGAAAAACCGTTGTCTGAATATCATCGAAACGAGCGTAACAAACGATATGGTCGAAAATCATTATGTAAAGACTGTGAAATTGCACGTGTGATGAAATATTATTATGATAATGCAGAAGAGAGGAGTGCGAGCATTTCCGAATATACTAAAAAAGATAGAATACTAAATCCCGACAAATATCGTAATCGGCGCGCGGCGGAATCAAAAAAACTTTGGTCGAAAGCAATAGATTTTTTTGGGCCATGCGCGTGTTGTGGTGAGTCTCGGCGAGAATTTCTTTCAATTGACCATATAAACGGGCACGGAAATGAATTTAGACGGACAACGAAAGCTAAGATTGGAGTATATTTGTTGAGACAATTCAATGCTGCGCATTGGCCCGATGAGTTAAAACAAGAATACCGTTTGCTTTGCATGAATTGCAATACATCAATTGGACATTTCGGATATTGCCCACACCACCCCGATATCCATTATACTTATTATAATGCAAGTGAAAAATCGTGGATTAATCCACAATAAGGTGTTTTCATGCCAAAAAAACTCAAACCAGGTCGCCCGAAAGGTGTTAAAAACGGCGAACGCAAACCGATTGACCTCAAGTTGGTCGCGGCTCTATGCAAAGCGAATTGCACTCAATACGAGATTGCCACGGCGCTCGACTATTCCGAGGCCGGTTTCTCGCGACGGGTGAATTCCGATCCTGAACTCAAGAAAGTTCTGGACCGAAACTATGTCACCGCGAAAGTGTCGTTGCGGCGGGAGCAGGTCCGCAACGCGATGGACCGGTATTTCACTATCTGCAAAGACTGCGGAAAGATTACGGAGCATGCGGGCGAATTCCTGCCCCGGTGCGCCTATTGTGACAGCGAGAACGTCCGGCACCAGTTCATCCCCGGCAGCACTGGCATGCTCATCTGGCTGGGCAAACAGATTTTGCACCAGTCTGACAGGGTGATGGTGCAGGGCGATCCAGATAAACCATTGGAAGTAAACAATAATGTCTCGATCCGCGCGTTGTCGGACAAAGATATCAGACAGCTTCAAGCCATTGCTCGACGAGCGAGCGTTAAACCAAGAAATGGCAAGAAGGCATCTGCTTGATTTTGTTCGGTACATATTCCCTCAGAACAACATCAACTGGCATCACGAAGTCTTATGCAGGCACGTCGAAGAATGGGCGACAGGCGATCTCAAGCGCCTGATGGTCTTCATGCCACCTGGGAGCGGGAAGTCGGAAATCGTTAGCCGCGCCCTGCCCGCCTGGATTTTCGGCAGGAACCCGGATGCCATGATTATGGCCACTTCGTACGGCGCTAGCCTGGCATCCGACATGAACATTGATGTCCAGCGTATCATGATCTCGGATGCTTACGCCGAGGTCTTCCCGGAGTCCGCCCTCCTGGACCGCAAACAACGCCAAGAGGCAGGCCATCGAGTCCAGATCAACAGCGAAGTCTTTGAGATTGCCGGTCACAAGGGCTATTACAAGTGCGCGGGCGTGGGCGGATCGATCACGGGCAAGAGGTTCTTCTATGGTATTATAGACGATCCACTCAGGGGCCGGGCAGACGCCGAATCGGTGACCACCCGCGAAAAGCTCTGGAACTGGTATCGCAACGACTTCTATACCAGGCGGCTCAATCAGGATGCGAAAGTTCTGATCACCCTCACAAGATGGCATGCGGACGACCTGGCCGGAAGACTGCTTGAACAGTCTCGCAAAGAATCCAAGATCACCCCCTGGCGAGTTATCAAGTTTCCAATGATCGCCGAAGACGATCTAGAACCCGAAGACCCCCGATCACCAGGCGATCCCCTGTGGCCTTGGCGATTTGGTGGCGTGGACGAACATGAAGCCCTCCGTTTGGAGTCCGGGCCTTATACCTGGTCATCGCTGTTCCAACAGCACCCATCACCACCGGGCGGCTCGGTATTCAACCGTGGCAAACTGATGAGCAACATTTACGAGACCAACCCAAAAGAACTTGCCAGATCGATGGATACGGTAATCCAATCTTGGGATTGCTCTTTCAAGGACTCGGATGGTACTGATTATGTGGTCGGTCAGGTGCTGGGCAAACGGGGTGCAGACCATTACCTATTAGACCAGGTCCGCGCCAGAATGGACTTCCCGTCCACTATCCAGGCAGTCAGGTCATTGTCGGCCAAATGGCCGGAGTCCAAAGCCAAATATGTCGAAGACAAGGCCAACGGCTCTGCTGTCATAGCCACCCTCAAACGCGAGATACCGGGGCTGATATCGGTCGAGCCGGAAGGCGGTAAACTGGTGCGGGCCCTGGCAGTATCGCCGTATGTCGAATCGGACAACGTCTGGCTGCCATCGGCTCATATCGCTCCCTGGATTCACGATTTCATAGAAGAACTGGCAAACTTCCCGAACGCCAAATATGATGATCAGGTGGATGCCTTCACGCAGGGCATGATAGCTTTATCGAACACTAGCACCGTTCTAACCTTCTCTACTCAACCCATCGCTCGGCCATACCAAATAAATTCTTTCTGAGGCATTCATGAAGATCCATCGCAGAATTGGGGGGAAACTATACAACGCTGCCGCACCACGGATGGTCGGCGCGCCGGTCGTGGTCTACCAGACTCCTTACCGATACGTGGACCGCCAGATAACAGCTGATATGCTGGTGGACAGCTACAAGATGCCCCTGATATTCAGCTCTCTCTCTTTCCTCTCCAGACTATGCTTCGGCGGCCTGGATTTCAAGCTGGAGAGCATCGATGGACCGGAAGACGACACCAAAAAGCAACAGATCGCCCAGGCCCTCAGCCAGATCAAAGAGGCTGACAAGACCCTGGCAAGAATCGGCAGGAACAAGAACTGTACCACCCTGGAATGCGTCCGCAAAGCCGCTTTGGAAGGGTGGACGTTCAACCGGGCCTTCTTCGAAAGGGCTCAGCGGTTGGGCGAGGGCAACGTCTACTATCCCCGTCTCCAGCACCTTCCCAGCCAGAGCTTCAACCGCACCCCTTCGGCAGTAAGCGGCAACAACCGATACCAGGTGGACAACATCC